AGTTCGCGTCTATCTGTTGCCTGCACGTTACTCTCCCCCTGGTTTTTGTTCATCCTGGCTAGGATTGATCGTCTGAATGGCACGATGGCACGCGCCGCACCGGACGATCTCAGGCTCAACCTTGTAAATCCGACCGCGGGTTTGCGAGCCACAGAAATCGCATTCGCTGTACTCTTTCCGATGCCGCGTGTAGTCAGACCGCTCGCCGGTCATAGCCCAAACATCTCTGCCCTGATGCGCTCGCCGCCGCGCCAATAATACGAGTCAGTGTTAACGTGCGCGATGCTCTTGAGGAAAGCTCGATCCCCAAGTGACAGAAACCGCTCCTGCCGCGCCATCGTCGTTTTGATTTCCTGCATGATCGTTGACGGATCGCCGTCAGATTTAATCTCTGCCTTTTTCGGAGTGACGTAGAGAAACTTTACGTCTTGGTTTCCGCGAGCCGCAGCGTAGAACCCGCGCTGAAGTTGGTGCGGCTTGCTCATAGTCGTCGGCATCCGCAGCGTTGTCTTCAGATCGATAATCAGCCCCTGTTCAGGAAACACAAAATCGAGATACCCGATGAACGGCAGCGACCACCCGTCGCCCTCAACGTCCATCGACACCTTTTGCTGGTCGCCCTCAATAAACTCTGGCTCTCCGTATGGCTCCAACGCCTCAACTGCCAGCCGGATCATTGCCGGAATGGTCTCGCGCTCCTTGCCGCTGCTGCCGTCGTCGAACATCATCTTCTGGTCGAACAGTTCTTGAGCCTTGAGGATGGCCTGATCGACGCTGCATTCTTTTGTGATGACGCTCTTGACGCCTTCCTCTGAGCAGATGCCACGATACATCGCAGCCGACACGCTGCCGACACGTTGCTTAAAAAGGTAATGCGCAACCCAAGCACCTTGGCACGCATTCCACTTGTTGAGTTGGCTTGCGCTGGAGTGCGCGATCCCGTGACGCTCAAAGCCGTTCATTTGTCTTCTCCCATTTCGGTTGCGATGCGGCCACCGATTGCTGAGTAGCCTACCTTGTCTACCCAACTGTCTTCGTGTCCCATCGTCTCAAGAAGCCTACACGTTTTCAACCAGTCTTGGATAAGGACTAGGTGAGCCGCTGTGATGCGTCCGCCATTTTCCAACGCCGCCCTGGCAATTACGTCGCACCCAGCGGCGGCACGTTCAAGGTTAATTGAAGCATCGCCGTAGGTTTGCTCCCTCTCTGCGATAGTTTTGGCAGCGCGGTTGAGGATTTCAGTCTCGTTCATTTACTGTCCACCCGTTGTCCTTGGCGAGCCGCTCTTCGTCAGCGACGACATTGACCGCTCCAGCACCGTGAGCCGACCAAGCGGACACTGTGTTCCCTCGTTTAGAAAACGCAGTTATGGACCCGCAAGGACAACGCGCTACAGTTATGCCGCTTTCCTCATCGTGACTGACAAACTCTGTGTAGATGTGTTCGTGTTTTTTAAGCATATCAATTTGCTCCCTGTTTCTGTGGCTTAAATTCTTGCGAAACGTGTGTTAGCCGCTTCTGCGTATGCGCGTTCTAAAATTTCGCTTTCAACGGGGTAACGATCATGTTGCGTTGACGTTCCCGGCCCGCCAATAACCTCAGCGCACATGTGTTCGCCATCTTTTTCACCTCGTTGAATCCAATAGAGCCGGGCATCCCTTCGGTCTTCTAAAAAGTGCCAAAAATTGCGCGGGTCGGCAGTCTCTTCAATAAAAAGCTGCTCAAGGTATTCCATTAAGTCGTTCATCGTCATCTCCCACGTCCGTTGCTGCGCTTGCTCGTCCGTAACGTGCGCGAAACTTGTGTAATCGCCTAAACGCTCAAGGCGGATGATGTTTGACTTTTTAATAGAAGGCGCACCGCAAGCAATCCAAACAGCTTCGCCTTGGGTCACAGTCAGCGTTAATGGCTTGTTTATTTCGCCAATTATTGTGCCGTCGCTGGCTGGCTTAACCTCTAGCCAAACACGCTCATACGTTTTACCGGCACCAAGGCTATCTCCAGAGCGGCTTACATCATGCCAGGTGCAGTGCAGATCAAGCTTAAAATCTGGCAAATACGTTTCACCGTTAACCAAAGGTATGCGCTCTGGTTCATGCTCAAACTTGATGCCTAGAAACGTAAGGAACACGGCCCATTTCGCCTCGGTAACGGAACGATAGGTAATGCCCTTCCATTTCACAGAAGTCCCCGCTCTAGCCAAATCAGTCATTTTTCTTTCCCAACTTTTCAAAATGTGGCCGGAAATTAGTTTCCAGCCGTTCGCGATAGTTTCCGGCCATTGCTACAGTTTCCAGCCAAAAGCGGCGGAAAACTGCCAAAAGAGTGGCTCTAAACTAATTACGGGCCGCCCTTGATAGTTTCCGGCCACGGCCATTAGTTTCCAGCTGACTTTCCTGACATTGTCAGAGTGTGTTTTCCGAACTGTGCGATCAGCAGCGCCTCCGCCCTGCCGTCGTCCTTCTTGCGGGCAAATTCAGATGCTATTTGCGGGTACAGCCGAGACGCCAACGCCCGGCTTTGATCCTTGTCGCGGCCCAACCCGTAATGCTTTTTCCACTTGGTTGGCGTGACCAATGAGTGAGGGATAGCCAGCGTTGCCAGCACGCCCTTCACGACGCCAACGCCCTGCCCAAAGTTAAAGGCGGACGTGCGGCCCATGCCGAAGGCGTTGACCTGTTCTATCCAGACGTGAGACGGGGGGAACTCTCGAAACAGGCTTGCAAGGGCGTGCGCGTTGACCTCCTTCTTGAAGACCGGCATGTCGTAGACGAACCCGCCGCCTTCGTCGTAGATCATTCCAATTGCGCCCGTCATCCCAACATCAATCCCTGCGATCATATGAGCTCCTCGAAACTCAGAGTGTGCCCATCGGACTTGGCGGCGCGGATGATATCGGCTGCCCGGCCAGGGGGGATGGTCTCCCGGCGGACCCAGTTGCAGACCGCCTGCGGGCTAGTTCCCAGAGCGGCAGCCGCACGGAATGGACCGCCCAGCAATTCAACGACCTTGGATGCTGACTTCTTTTTCACCTTCGTTTCCTCCTTGGTTTCAATGTCGGCTTCATTAGCAAGTAGACGGTTTTGCCGTCTTGGTTTTTCTTTTGGCTTGAGAAGTAGCCACGACTGATCCGCCACTGCGACCAAGACAGCCTGAGAGTTGCGCTCTCAATGTCTTCTTTCGTGAGAGGCTCTGCGATGGAGACAAGCCCAAGGGCTGTCTTGTGAACAACTTTGGTGCGTCCCATCGAGTCGCCCAGCAAAGTCTCACGAGGGTCAGCATAGAAATACGGAACCCAAGTGCCGGGGTTCTCGTCAAGCTGCTTTTCGATCAATTGGATATCGCCGTCAAGCGGGTAAAACTTCTGCGCTTGGAAAGATTCGGAAGTCACCACTTGCCCCCCGTTGGGGTGTAAGGAACGAAAACGCACTGGCCTGTGGCCCACGTTCTGTCAGCGTTGTAGATGGCTTGACCGCAGCCAGACACCGCTTCAAGAAGTACGACCGACAGCAGCAGGCCGAGTGCGATCAGCACTCCGCCCTGAACCAAAGTTGATTTCATCGCTCGTCTCCGTAATTGGCTTCATCAATAATTGAGCATTCGGCTGTCCAAAGATTATCGCCGCAGGCAGACTCAATTTTCGCAAGCGCCTCTTCTGCATCGGGACACACGTTGCCCGGCAGGGAATCAATGATTGATGCAAGGTCATCAACGATGACCGACAAGTTACTGCGGATGATGCACAACCGCGTCTCGGCTGCGGTTTGCTCCCGGCTGGCGTGGCTCATGCCGCACCTCCTTTCCGCTCGGAGAGCCAAGCGTCAAAATCAACGCGCTCTTTTTTAATTTCTGAAACGTAATATTGAACATCACGATGACTGAACGTCTTGCGCGTACCCGAGGCAATTTCGCTCAGTTGCCTTGCGTTCCAGCTTTCAGTCCGCGACCACATAAACGCGGGGCCGCTAGCGTATTTGTCGCCAAAAATAAATTCGGAGTCGTCAGGCAATGATTTGATTGCGCCGTTAGGGTTCCACGCATGGAACATGGCCGCATCTTTTTTTGTCATGCCGTCGTCGCTGGTGGCGGTCTTAAAAATTTCGTTGGTAGTTTTTGCGGTGTTCATCTGTATTCTCCCGGTTGATGTTGGCATCATTATACACTTCTTGTTTATAGCGTAAACACTTAAAAACCCGCAGCTTTCTGCGGTTTTTTGAGTGTGGTACACTCGGCAAATGGTTGAAGGTCTGTTTTGCCTCGCGTTGGCTGTCTACTTCGAGGCTCGCGGTGAACCAGCAGCCGGTCAGCTTGCGGTCGCACAAGTAGTACAAAATAGAGTGCGGAGCGGGCGTTACCCAGACAGCTTCTGCGAAGTCGTCACAGAGGCGCGAAGCGTCGGGCTACACCGATGTCAGTTTAGTTTTTTCTGCGATGGAAAGCGTGAAGCAATTAACGACGACGTTGCGTGGCTGGCGTCTCGCGTGATCGCGGAGGCGTCGTTGCATGTGAATGACATTACGGAAGGCGCGACGCACTACCACTCGACAAGCGTTGATCCCGCGTGGGCTTCGTCAATGACTGTGACAATTAAAATCGGCAATCACATTTTCTATTCAGACTGAACGCATTGCCGCTTCCAGCCGCCGCGCTCTAGCAGTGACTTGCTGATACCATTTTGAATCAATCATCTCATCTGCTGCCGATTGCCAGTCGCCAAGCTCCATCGCTCGGATCATCTTCTTAAATCTGCTGAATTTTGGCAAACCTAAGTTGAACATCATGTTGGCAATGACGAGCTGCACGCCTTCAGGCAGAGACCCAAAGTCATCAAAGGCTCGGTCGCAGTCGCCTACCACAGACTCAATGTCTGAGTTGAACACCTGCCGGACGCGATCTTCACTGATCTTCGTGCCAACAGACTGACCGTGCTCCGGGTCCGCCTCTGTCACTAGATGCCCAATGCCGAATGTTGGCAGGTTCAGGTGGTCTAAATAAATCGCGTAGACGCAACCCTCGTCCCGCTCAAGGTCTAGGCGAAGCTGCTCGACGTTCATCTGCCCTGTCCGTTGTACTTCTTGTGGGACAGCCGCTTGCCCTTGTTCTTAACGCGGGTGAGGGGACTGGAGCCGATGGATGTCCGCTTCTTAACAAACGCCGTCTTGGCTCCAGCCCCGGTAGCTTTCGTTGCCATCTAGTCTTGCACTCGCTCTTTGAGAACAACACCGACGATGCCGACCACGATAGCAATAACGGCAAGCCAATCTGCGTCCACCAAAACTCCAACCCCAAGGACTAGGGCGGCGACTGCCGCATAACTTGACGGTTCACTGACGCGAGACAGAACCCATTGAACGATTTTCATAAATCACCTTTAAGTTGTTGGAGCCGCCGCCGGTTGGCTTACCGGAGCAATAGCGGCTTGAAGCATATCCAGAACTTTCATCAGGCCCTCTGGTGGGCCGTCGTCACGGGCGATAACTTTGACATCATACTTCGCGGAGTTGTCGCTGGCGCGTGTGTTCTCGCTGTGCGAGGCCACGCTGCCGCTGATGTCCACTGTCGTGCTAAAGATACCGCAGTTAAATTTCTCACTGGCCTTCATCGTCGCGCTGGCGTCTGTCGTGTTCGCAGACGATGTGCTGGAGGCCACACTCATCGTGAAATCAATGTCTACCTCTTTGACTGCGAGGTTTGGCGTGTTGACGATTGCGAGCAGCGGAACCTGAAGGTCAACCTGTTCAGTTGTAACATCGCCTGTCGTCGCGCTCTGTGCTGGGCGAGAGAAGCCAAAGTCCACGGTGTTGGCTGTCATGCCGCCGTCAGCGTCTGTCGTCAGGCCGATGTCAGTGATGAACTTGACGGTGGCGTTCGCCATCAAGACCTGGGCATCGCAGGCAGCCTGAAGCGGCCCGCCGATAAGATCAGACATTGGAAGTCCAGCGAACTGGCTGCTCATTGATACGAGTGAGTCGTCTGCCATTGTCTTGCTCCTAGTTCGGGAATGATTTCATAATCTTGTCGTTTAGCTTCATCGTGCCCTCGGTAGGGTCGTCGCCCTTGAACGTCATCTCCACCCGCGCCACAGACTTTCGCTTAAACAGTCCGCCTGTCGTGCTTGCCAGTATGTCGTCCGTTGTCTCGCCTTCTAGTTTATCAAGCCCGTGCAGTTCAACATCAAAGTTTATCTTGAGTTCGTCCACGGTGATCGCCTGATGCTTTACCAATCCGAACAGTGGAATGTCGTAGACTGACGAACTTAGCTTACCGTCTTTGACATCAGGAAGCTCTACCCTGATCTTCTTGGGCTTTAAGACCCCCGTCTTCTTTCCGTCTTCATCCAGCTTCTCAGAGAAGTAGTCCTTTTCGATGGACCTGATTGACGCCTCTTGCGCGACCCGACTGGCCTGGACGACAGACCTGTGGATCGCTTGAAACAGAGCGTGAAGCGGAAAGGCTTTCGCCACTATTTACTTACCCCTTTGACCTTCTCCCAGCTTCTTAATCCGCCCAACCCCAACATCCCCATCAACACTGGCATCATCTGGCTTATGTCCACGGCAGGAAGATCAACCAAGTATCCAGATTGCGCCAACCCGAACGTCAGGGCTGGCTGGACGATATACGTGTATGCCAAAGCCACGCCGCATGACCAGCCGATGAATGGCCGCCATCCCGCGACAAAAAGAGAGCGGTGCGCTGCCTCTGTCTTATTTATATCAAGCTGGGCGAGATCGATCTTTGCCAGACTGTCAGTCAGTTTCTCTTTAATCTCTCGCTCGGCAGCCGCTCGCTTCTCTTTATCTTCAGGAAGGAAACGCCCCGCGACATCCATGATGGACGGGAGCAACGTGGTGATGAGTGGAATCATTACGAATGATCCTTTGCTGTATCTGGGTGTGATCCGTTGTGCATGGCAGCGAGTTTATCCACTTGACGCTCAACCTGCTCTAGCCTTGCCAGCAACGCTCCGGTTTCGCGGTGGCGTCTCTCCAACGCGTCGGGTGATGACATCTGCGCAAGAATCCCGAGTCTCTGGCCGTTGGTTTTTATTTCTGTCTCAAGCCGGTCCTTGTGCGAGTCTAGTCTACGAAGCCGGGTCTCAATGTCAGCAATTAGAGCCGTGAGCTGTTTGATGCTCTGGCGAGCCACAGCCATCGCGCCAGCGACAGACGCAACCATACCGGCCACGGTAAGCACCAAACGAAGATCGATAGCACCTTCCATGAGACACTAGGGAGCGTCAGGAAAGACGATCTTCGTTGGGTCAGAGTTGGTGCTTGGCAAATCTCTGAGGGCCTGCCGGTAGGTTGTCTCAGCGTTAGACATCGTGCGGTCGCTGCTTGCTTGCCAGTCAGTGTCTTTTAAAAGCTGGTCACGTTCTGCGCGAACACTGGCCCATGTTGCTGGGGGTGCAGCGTAGTCGGCGACTATTAATCCTTGCTCGACGATCTCGTCGTACTGCGTGTTTCCAACGACACAGGGAATTGACATGCTACCGTCTGCTATAACGGTATGATCAGGGTCTGCATATTTTAATACCATCTTATAACTCCGCTACTGCAAGGGCGTGGATTTTGTATCCGGTGTTCGCGTTTGCGCTGGCGGAGTTCATCGCAACAGTACATCCACTCTCACCAATAGCGTTTACAAGCGTAGAGATTGAGGCGCTGTTTCCATCATCTCGCCAACCCGCGTCTGCTGCTTGGGGGTTGTATGTTGTGATCGTAGGTGCCGTCCGCTTGCGCGTATTAAACCGCCACGATGCACCAACAACACCTGACCCCGACGAGGTATTGACCCCGCCAAGAGCGCCCAACGTGGACCCTGTGTTTTGCGCAGGAGCGACTGACATTTCAAACGTCTTCTCCAGATACCGCTGACACTTCGCCAACGTCGTACTGATATCCTCCTGCTCAAAGTCAGTGGAAATATCGCCTGCCTCGATTTGAACGCCAGTGAACCAAACGTTATTGCCTGTGTTGTCCATAAAATTGGTCTGTCCAGACACAGCCCAAGCCGAAGAAGTCGTCCACGTTTCTGCTGTCTGAATAAACATGCTGCCAGAAATCAGCGTAAACGACACCATAAGTTCTGGTGAATTATCATTGACCGGCACGGTGTTCTCTGAGCCGGGGATGACAACGGTGAACTTCGTCCACGTTGACGTAATCGCAACTGAGGTCGCGTAATAATCCGTGCCAGCAGACTGTATCGACACGCCCATGTTTCCGCCGCCAGACCGATCCGTCTTTGCCCAGAACGACAAGGTCACAGTCTTAGCATCCGAGGTTCCCCACAGTAGGTTCTGAAGTCCTGTGGTCTGACCCTCGATTTTGCAGCCCACTGACATAAGATCGTTGGTGGCCACCGAACTATCCACCGTGGTGCAATCAATTTTTTGCGAAAACCCATACCCAGCGGGGGTATCCGTATCTTGAGAAATTGTTATGCGAGCAGCGGTATTCGCTATCACCAACTGCCATCTATCGAGACCGTAAGCGTTTGCCGCCCCTAATCCTGTCTGCGTCCCACGTTGATTAATTGTCATTGCGCCATTTTGAATAAGGTTCTTGCCGGAAATGGGATTTGACCCGAAGCGGAACTTCTCAACGCCGCCCGTGACGACGCCAACTGTATCTGCGGCAGGGAAGTAGACGCCCGTGTTTAGGTCACCAGTGTTCGTGATAGAGGGTGTCGCGACAGCGCCATCTGCAAATGCCGCAGTGCTGTCCTTAATCAAAAGCCCGTCGATGGTGACGCCTGATGCACCAGTTGTTTCCGCAATGGTATTGGTGGAGATTACTGAGCCAGATAGAGCCGTGAAGTCGTTTGCGGTAAATTGGAAGTCGTCAGCCCCAGCAATCCGAATGTCAATCGTGTCATCGGTGTCGGCTGTAATCGAAGTGTCGGCATCTGCGTCAAGGATTAACTCGGTGCCGTTTAAGTCGATATTGGCGTTAGCGGTAACTACGCCTGATGCCGTCAGTGCGACCACCGTAGTCGTCCCGGCAATGTCAGCGATCCCGCTTATGTCCAAACTTCCAGCGTCCAACTCACCCGTCAGCGTAATGTTGCGAAACGATGCGATGTCTTTGTCTGCTGACGCCACGACTGTCTTGCTTGCCACAACCGTTCCGGCTGTTGCTGTGTCGTTGAAGTTTAGTTCCGCAGCGGTAGTCGTTACCGCCGTGCCGCCAATCATCAACTTGTCTTTGACAATATCGACAAGCGCACCACCCGCCGTTAGCAATTTGTCGGCTGACTGGTCCCACATCAAATAAGCGCCGGGTGTGTCCCCAAAGAACGTCGCGTCATAGCCCGTTCCGTTTACGCCTTGAATGATTGCGCCGTTAAACTGAGACGCGCCGTTGACTGTGAGGCTAGAGAGAACCTCTGTGTTTCCTTTGATTTCTAGTATCTGGACAGTACTTGTTGTGTTCAGCACACCCATGAAGACTTTGCCTGCCGCATGGACACCGGCAGCGAGAGCCGCGCCACCGTCCTGCATGGCAATCGCAGTCAGGCCGGAGATCGCGATTGTAGCCGCGCCCGTGTTGGCGCTACCGGATGCAATCCAGAAGAACTTCTGCCCAACAGCATAGGCTGTGATGGCAGGCGTCGGGGAGATGGTGATCGCGTCCGCGCCTCCGCCCGCAGTACCGCCCCACGCGAAGGCTTGAGCCTGGGCTTGTCCAAGCGTCAGGCTGTCTGTCGCAGCGGTGCCTACCGCCAAGCCCGTGAACTTCTTGCTGTTCATGGGAAGGTTGGCTGTGATGGTGGTCTGACCATCAACAGCAATGGATTGCGTCAGCGCGGTCCCAATAGCGGCGTTGTTCGCATCCGCTTGGTCGCTGCTGATGACAGTTCCGTTTACGAAGTTCGGATAGGGGTTTGAGTAGACCCCTGCGCCGTTTCTAGCCATAGCGTGTCCTTTTTTCTAGCGAGTGTTGGTCAATCTGGGCAGTTGCCCAACGGAATACGGCGCTTGGGCGGGCCGACTGGCTCCCAACAGCGCACCCGCCATAGCAGTTGAGTTTGCCGCAGTTCTTTCGGGAACTTGATTTCTTATACCAAGCCTGTTCAAAAGGTCTGCTGCATCTGGCCCAGTTTTTTCTGTAAGAGCGCGGACTAAATCTTGATAATTGCGATCCGTTAATTTCCTAATGTCTCGCTCAGAGCGGCCCATAAAAGCAGCGGCTACTCGTCGGGGGGCTTCAATTGGTCGCGCCTGACGAAGGGCGTTAAACGCGCCTTCTGTCGCCTCTTGGTTCATTCGCTCATCAATTGCCGTGCGAACAAATGTTTTAGAGTTGTCAGCAATCCCGGCTCTTAGCTCTAGCGATTTAGCCGCTCTTTCAAATTGAGCAAAAAACACATCAGCGGCGTCTGGGCCAATAACCTCAATAATTTTTTCTTTGTTTGCTCGGCTTGAAAACTCTGTAACAGCCTTTGCCGCTTCTCTTGCATCCATGTTTGAGTCAGAGATAGCCATCTTTACGTTTGCAAGTTTTTCGTCAATAAAGGCGCGAACGCCTGCTGCCGCCGCTTCGCGCTCTGCGGGGTTTGCGTTGGCAAGTTGCTCTCTAACTATTTCTCTTGTTGTTTGAGGGCGAAAAAGTTTTCCCCCTAACTCGAGGGCATTGTCCATAGCAATCTTATCTCCGCCGCGTTCTACGGCAACGCCGTAAGCCGGTACGGCGTTGGAGATTGCGTTTCTTAATCTCAGCGCAAGACGATTTGCCCTTGCACCTTCGTCAGTTGAACGTCCAAAAGTGTCTATCTTTTCTCGTCCAATTCTTTGCAGTGCTATTTTTATCTGGTTTAATTGCTCGACGTTTAAGGGTTGGTCAAAATCAATTTCGCCGTTATCTTTTATTGTTGCTCTAATTTGAAGGTTCGTAATGCCGTCTTCCTGCATCGAGGCGTTTGCTCGTTTAACGGCGTCCGCTATCGTTTCTTGCGGAATGCGTCTAAGGACATCTTCAATGGCAAAGCCTTCTTCTGATGCATAATTTATTGGAGTTCTAAAGGCGGCGTCGTACGCTTCTGTTCTGCCTGGGCGCGTGTCCGCAGCAATGCCTCTTGCTGTTTCTCGAACGCCTGTTGGCTCGCCGAACGCTGCGTCAAGAGACTCTGTAACTACTTCATTTGCCCTAGTGGCCCGGCCTTCAACTGCTTGCCGAGCCCCAGCGCCTGCCTTGCCGCTTCTTTGCACTGCAACGTCAAGAATTTGTCTAGCGGCTGGGCCTGAATCAACAAGCATGGCGTCTGGCCCAGCCATTCTAATGTTTTGAGCCCCTGAGCCTGAAAATGTTCCGTCAGCGTCCATTGTCTCTGTCAAAAATTGTTGAACAGACGCGGGGACGCCTGCGTTTCTTGCTGCGGAGGCTCTTGATATTGCCTCAAATAACTTTCCCACCCCTGATGCAATTGGGACAGACCCTATTCCTGCGACGGCACCAAGAGGGGCTGTAATCATTGTGTTTTGGGCACGAGGCCCAAACCCGCCTTCGCCCATGTTAAATCCATAGGCTGCCCCTTCCGTTAAACCTAGTCCGCCGTAACCTCCAAGTTTTCCTAACGTATTCCCGGCAGTCACAAGGCCGCCTGTGGCAACGCTAGGGACAAGGGCACCCGCTGCTTCAGAGCCGTAAGCAAGGACGGGGCTGTCTTCTCTAAACATTCTAATTTTGTCGCGCTCTCGCGCTAAATAGCTGCCGTATAAATCGTTGTAATTACGATCAGGGTAGCGTCCAGACGCTTTTGCCAACGCGGCAGTCGCGGCAGCCACTCCCTCGTCTGCCGTGGCGTAGCTAAGTCCTTGAGCAGTGGATCGTGCCAGCCCAGAACCAACGCCAGGACGTTTCCTTTCTGGCATTGAGATAGACCCGTACAAGCGTCTTTCACGCTCTTCAGGAGGCTCTCCAAATACTGTGTTTCCAGTGGCGTCCTGATAATATTTTTCGTTTTGAGGGGCCATAGCCTCGGCGCGAAGCACCGTACCTTCGCGAGTGTTCCTGTGAATTTCCAAACCGTCATCGTCATCGACAGAGAGTGGCGCAGGCTGCTGAGATGCTTGAGCGCCGCCTCGGCGGGAGGCTGCTGCTTCAGCGCGGATTGCTTCCATTTCTTCAAATGGAGTCATGGCCTCCCCCCCGCCACCATCTCACGAGCGGCCTTAACGTAGCGGTTCTTTTGGTCAGGGGACATTCCAGACCACTCAGCCTGGGTCATGCCCGATCCTCCTACATTTCCAATGCCAAGCAAGATTGGAGGCAGAAACTCCATATTTTCTTCAAATTGCTTTAACGCTGCGGCTCCGGCCTTATCTATTGACACAGGAGTGGCACCGTCTTTTGACGCTGCCTGTTGCATGGCCTCGGCTCTAGCTCTTTTCCTTCTTAGGTTGTGACGGGCAAGAGCAAGTATTCTTTTGTTTCCCTCTGGCGTGTTTCTAACTCCAGCAGAGGCTTGTTCAAATGCGTCCATTTCTTTTTCAGAAATAGCGCCTTTTGTCTTTGAAATAAGTTTCAAGACAAAGGCCATGCCCCCAGATTTCATTGCTTCAAAGTTAGCAATCTGGTTTTCATTTACATCCACTCCAAAAGCAAGAGCAATTTTTTTAATGTCATTTCTAAGATTAGCAAACGCCCCCGTTGACACTCCGGTGGCTGACGCTGCTTCAACAAGACCTATCATCTCTTCAATTTGATAGGTTTCGTCATTGATCTCACCTATTTCTTTAGTTGCGGTTTCGTACCTGTTAACGACTAATTCGTCTCTTCTTGCGTTAACATTAAAGGCTGGGTTTTTGTTTCTCTCGTAAAATTCCGCCACTGTTAGGTCCTGCTCTTGTTCTTTAGCCAAAAGATACATAGCCATCGTCCCTGACGGCGTCGTTGGCTTTATTCCCGCCTTTTTAAGTTCCATATCGCGATTGAACTGAGCTTGGGCTGCATCAAGCGCGGCCTTATCTTGCAGCCCGCCGTACTGCATTGTAAGCGCGGTCTGGTTTAACGCTGACTGAAGTCCTGGGTCGCGTGTGCCGTCGCCCCTCAAGGAATCTACCATCGCCTGAAGCCCTCCAGGCGTTCCAGGCGTGCCGGGGACATACTGCTGTTCAATAATCTGACCGCCGGGGCCGGTTGGCGTTTCAATTCTTTCAAGCCCAAGTGACGCAACGTCAGGAACTGATGGATCGTCTAAAATTGAAGCCGGAGCCGCCGTGGGAGGTTCCATCGCAAGGTCTGGAGCGACAGATGACGGCGGGGGAGGTTCCATCGCAAGGTCCGGCGCAAAAGAAGACGGCGGAGGCGAGGCCGGAGCCATTGGCGTGACAATTCTTTCAGCTTTTCCTACCGTCCCTTCGGTAGGGGTGCTTGCCATTAGGGCCTTCATCACAGCCTCCCCATAGGCGTCTTTTTGGCTTTGAAGCTGTCGCTTATCTCGACCCTTAATAAAGCCGCCAACCCCGCCCGTAAGCGCCCTATATATTCCTTCTTGGACAGACTGAACCGGCGCGGTGCTTGACCCTCTTTTCAGAAGAGCGTCCGCCATGTCTTGATTAGGGGCGAACTCGTTTATGTTGGTCATTCCCGCTTGGTACGCAGGACCAACCGCAGCCGCTGGAAGACGCTGTCCGGGTTTATTGAAATTTACGAGTGCCATTTTATCGCCCTAACATTCCGCCGACAGTCGAGCCAACTTTAGCGCCCGCTGGCCCGCCAGCAATGCCGCCACCCACCGCACCAGCCAAGCCAAACAGACCGCCCATTGCCGCATTATTAGCGCCGACTTGCTGATTGTAATTTCCAAGAGCGCCTTGGTAGTTAGCGTTGACCTGGGCTTGATAATTAGCCGGGGCAATCGTCCCCTGTGGCGCTGCGCTAAACTGAGGATTACTGATCCCCGGCCCGGTGCCCATGAGCGCCGTCGTTTCGTTGAGCGGCACGTTGCGGAGGTAAGCTGCCTCTTGAATGGCACGCTCGCGCTCGTTGCCCTGTAGGCCGTACAAGCCGGACTGCAAGTTGAAGACTTGCTGCGCGTCGGTAAGGCCCGCCTGACGCTGTTGCGAACGCTCTGCTGCCGCACGGTCCCTTTCAGACGCTTGCGTTGAAAACGCCGTCTGCTGTAGCCCTTGAACGGCTGCCTGCTCACTCATCGGCATACCGCGAAGCGTTAGCGCCTCGGCTGTAGCACGTTGTCGTGCCGTATCGCCAAGGCCGAACAACCGAGACTGTTCAGCGCCGCCAGCGGTAACAGCCGCATTAAGAGCTTGTTGGTACGCATCGTTTCGAGTTCTGCCTGCGGACTCAAAGGCGCTGTTGTAGGCGTCACCTCCGACAGAGAAACCCTGGTTGGCAAGACTGGTCTCTAGGTCGGTGTTCGCCTTAGTGAACCGGGGATCAAGGCGTGAGGTGTATTGGTTGTATACCGAGTCTATAGTTTGTTGACGCGCCGCCGCATCTCCGGTTGGCGCAGCGGGCAATCCACTGAACGAAAACGGCTGTGCTACTGACGCCGCACCTGTGTTAGCCG